TGTGGTAGTTGTTGTAGTTGTAGTTGTAGTAGTTACATACTTGAAACTTATATCATCTAACAAAGACCAATCATTGATGGTTATTGTAAAACTATCAATAAATGTTTCTAATGTGTCATATATGTTGTAAACAACATCCTCAAACATATTTTGTATATCTGTATTATCTTGCCCCTCTAAAATGTTTTCTTGTGTTGTTTCATCAGTATGCGTATAAGTTACTGTTCCATCATTATTCAAAGCACCAATGCGAAACCCAACCTCATAAATTTCATGCTCATCTGGAAGATTAAAAGTATAATCATTACTATCGTTGCCATGTTGGAAGTAGTGTAGATTCATGTGGAAATCTGTCATACCACAACAAGACCAATTACCATTACTATGCTTATCATCAATCTGTATATTGTTCTCAATCTCGTTTCCCTGACTATCTATCTCATCTTCTGGCAAAACAATATCTGTTGATTGTTCCCATGTTTCAGGAACAGTTGTTGTAGTTGTTGATAAATCTGGAATCGTTGTAGTTGTAGTAGTCGTAGTTGTTTCAACTGATTCATCAGGAATAGTTGTAGTTGTGGTAGTTGTTGTACCATCAAATGTTTCTATCTCTTCTACTTCTCCCGGTATCGTAGTTGTTGTTGTAGTGGTAGTAGTAGTTGTAGTTGTTGTTGTATTATCTTCTTCTGCTAAAACACTTGTGGGGCATATCAAACATAAAGCAAAAAAAATCCTACTTATCCTCCGGAACAACAACCCTGCCCACAACAGTACATCAAAAACCTCCTCACATCATACTCCTTAACAAAACAGCAAATGATATGATTACTCCCATATAACTAAAAAACTCTGTTTTAGAAACCTTACTGTTTGTCTTTTCATGTAATTCATCAATGCGTTGATTGATCTCACGCTGCCCCTGAATCACGAGCATAATCATTTCTTTTGTTGTCATTCCATTATTTTCTATCACATTTCTAATGTACTTCAAAGATCAGATATTCTGAAATCTTGAGTTTATTTTTGTTATCATGCTCTTCAATCATGTAGCTAGTAGCACCATATTTTCTATTTATCTTGAATAAAATTTTTCCATATCTCCATTTGATGTCTTGTGTTTCAGATATTATAAAATCTGTGCCGGGCTCAACAAATCTAATCTCTTGATTTTTTTTAAAATGGATTTTTGTCATCATTGTAGTAGTGCATTCGCTTTGCAGCTTTTCTGTACTCTGATTCCCTAATTGCTTTTCCAAGCAATCTATCTTCTTCTTTTCTAAGTTGCACCACCACAGAATATAAAATATTAAGCAAATCATCATAGGCTAAATCCCATAATATTTGATTTGAATTTTCTGTTTCTGTAAGAATATTGAAAAGATCTTTGTATGTATAAACAATATGCCATCTTGTATCAACATCAATTATTTTTATATCAAACTCAACACCACCATAATGATTTTGAAATAAATGATGTTCGGCTAAAGGATCTATTTCATATTTCTGATATATTCTGTTCCATAGACCAATATCTTGAAGATGTTTTTTAACAATCTCAAAACCTTTGTTAATATCATCAGAATAAGGTATTGCGTTCATAATCAGGCATTTCTCTGCTTAATTTGTACATAAACAACCTGTGATCGTGCATTTCGCATTTTTTTCCCTGTATATCTATCTTAAAACCATTATAATTATCATGTTTGATTTCGCTTATTCTTTGTGCATAATCTTTAATAAAGTGATCTCTTAAGAATACAGAGCTACATACCCAATTATCTTCATTTCTCAATAGTATATTTTTTATTGTTTCTCTATCTGTCATATCTCCCCCAACAATGTTTGGAACTATTCCAATGATGCCAACCATCATACTTGGATAACCACCGAGCAGCTTTTACATTTGTGTAAGGATCATACATATCAAGATCTCTCTTATAAATATCATCCTCAAGCCATCTTTCAGTATTGTTGTTAAATTGAAACAATCCCTGATCGTATGATCCATCTTTATTGTACCCTGTTGCACTTGCATATCCTGATGATTCACAATAAACAATGGTTAGTGCAAGAGCAGAATCATTTGTGAACATTTCGCTAATTAAAGGAATCCACTCCTGCACCTCCTCTATTATCTCGCATTGTTGAACAACAGTTGGTATGTCATTGGGCTGGTATATATGAAAGTTCAACTGCCCCAACAATGAACAAGATAAAAGTAAATCAATCACTCTTCTTCTATTTCTGGATCTATAAGCTCAAGCATTCTAATTACTGTTGCATTATCGTTGTCAATTAGAAGTTTGTATAATTTTTTTATAGGTATAAATATTTCAGTCATTTTCAACATAAGACCAACATTCCTCACAATACTTTTTATCTTCATCATCTCCAGAGATAAAAGCATCACAAACATGAGTTGGTGTTTCAAAGTCAATCCATGCTTTTTGATAAACAGATACTTTTTTACTATATATGTTTTCTTGCATTGTCATTTGTTTTTTCCACCACATAGAATCTATTGTATCCAATGCAGCTTTTTCTGAATCAGCTTTGATTGTATATTCAGTTATTGTTCTATCTGTAAATTTGTAAATATAGCTCATATTATGTTCTCAATAATTTCTTTACATAGTTCATAAGGTACTTTACTTCTTTCAAAATTACCTTTTAAGCCTTGTGTACCTGTCTTAGATCCTCTCGGAGCTGCCTCGTGGCAAGGCATACCATTCTTACACATTTCTCTTGGAGTCCAATCTAAATTGTTCCATAAATCAGTTGGTTTCATCCTTGAATCGCCATATTGACAATAAGTAACAGTATCCAATTTATAATCAAGCAAATCCAATTTTCTTAGTTTGCCTCTTGGATTTTCAATAATGAAATATTTTGGTTTCAGTTCTTCAATTATGTATTTTGTTCTTTTTATCAAAGCCATACCATTCACTGCCTCTTGTGTTTTTGGTGTATGATCGCTGTTCCAATGCTTACCGATACTTGCAACACTAAAGTATGTACATGGTGGAGATGCCCAAATAATATCAGGAACAAAAGGAACTTTGTCTAAATCAAAACCAAAAAAATCTGTAATGTAATCAATACCCTCAAAATCTTTATGATCTGTTGTAAATGTTTCAAACCCATATTCTTTTGCAACATTTGTAAAGCTGCAACTTCCTGCAAAAAGTTCTAATACTTTCATTATTCCTCTCCCCTTACAAACATTTCATTTTTTACTTTCCAATTAGGATGAATATATTTTTTATCCTCATTGAACATCTTATACGCTTGAACAGCATCTTTTGCAAGATATGATCTTTCTAATACAAGAATCATTTTGTGCTTTTTTGGTTTCATAATGCCCACTCCAAGAAATATCTTTTGTGCTTTCTAGGTGTACCATCAAGATTCAATTTTGCTCTCATTTTGCCCTCTTTACAATCACAATCCTCTTTCCATACATCAAGATGCTCATATTTGCAAAGCATATATATTTGCTGCCTAACCCTTTTTACAGATGGATCTAAGGCACAAATTTCGCCCTCAAGTTCTAATACTGATCTAACTTTCTGTAAATCTGTTAATTTATTATTATATATAAACAGTTTCAACCTCCTTATTTTTTATATATTATCTACTCTACTCTACTCTACTCTACTCTGTATCATCACATGTTTGTTACAGTTATGTAACAGTAACGCAACGCTAACATTACTCATCAATATCATGTCCATGTATATCTTTCATTAGCTTTTTGTATTTCTTTTGAGATTCCTCTTCTGCTTTTCTTTGCCGATATGCTTTCTGTCTAGCTGCATTCATCTTTCTATATTTATCTAATTGTGAATACTTATCTTGCCAATCATGTACAAAATATCCAGACTTTTTTTTATCAACAAATCCTGCATCTACCATTTGTTCAAGTAGATCCACTCCATCCCAAACTTCGTTTTTGAGAAGTTCAGGATGGGGAATATATCCGGGCTTTTTACCAAATTCAAAAGAATATGCCCAAAGTTTTACAAGTGCTCCTACTGCCTCCATCTGTGAAAGCCCATTGGCTTTTGCAAACTGTATCAATTTAGGATTCCTTAAAAACGAAACATCTACCTGTATCCAAGACATCACTCTCCCTTATCTTTATCAACTTGGGATAATGTAACTAAATCCTGTATTTTATTCTTTACAGAATCCATATTATTTACAGATAGTTCATTTTCTTTCATACCCATCTCTCCAAGAGCTTGAGCATAGAAAGATTTTGCGTTATGTTCGTTCTTGTTTGTTATTTCAAATGCAAAGTTTTTTACATTATTAATTATGCTTTGTTGTTTGTTGGATAGATCTTTTACCAATCCCTCTTCAACAAGTTCCTCTACTTTGGTGTCTAATGTGGATTTAGAGCTCTTTTTAGGCGTATTTGCCTTATTTCTAGCAATATCCTCCATTTCCTCCTGTGTAGGCTCTGCACCGAAGAATACACGCAAACAACGCCCACGAGCAACAGATTCAGCCTTTTCTAGCTTTTTCTCCCTGTTTATGTTCTCTGCACCATAACCAGTACATTTAACCACATCAGAATCATCAAGATATAAACTTGCTTTGAAGATAACAACATCTCCAACCATAGTTTCTAACTCTGTTACGAGTCTTGCATCTGGATTATTTTCGTTTAATTTTGTTATCAGATCATCTACTTTGATGTAATCTTCTAAGAATTTTGCTGCCATTTCAACCTCCTTAAGTATTTACACATTCGGCACAAAGTCCAAACTGTACATTTGAATCTTTAAATGTGCATATTATTACTGCTATACCACTACAATCTTTGCATGGTATAAGTTCTTTTTCTGTAATATCTTTTAGATCTACCATCTAAAAAATATTCTTTCTTGTAAGTGTTTCTCCTCTTTGTAGTCGCCCCATCCAATCATGTTTACTGTTGAGCCTCTTTTCTGATACCCATAAGGATATATAACAGAAAGTAAGGATCAAAGATAACAGACCATATACAGCTAAAAATAGGTAAACCCATTCTTGTATCATCATATTTATCAACCTCCTTAATTTGATTATATACACAAAAATAAAAATTTGTCATTAATTTTATAAAAAATTGTCAAAGTTGTAAGGTACTATATATATATTGAATACCGAATTACTCCCCTACATATACGAGTATCAACCTCCGGTATTCATAAAAAAAGGGAGATCTACAAAGATCTCCCTTTTTTATTGAGTAAAATCCTAAAAGTTATAAGCTATTGCTAGTCTATAATCCCTTAAGTTCTTCCTCTAAGTATAACAGCGATTCGTTGTTTTTCTTTTCTAAATGTTCAATCAAATCAAATAAATCGTAATAAAAGATTTTTAACAGATTGCGAATATCTAACTTAAATTGTAACCAAGTTTTACTCAAGCATCCTCTAGCTTGATTGTCGGCTCTTTCATAAGAAGTGCATTTTGTATTACTGACAAGAAAGCAGTCAAAAAGGCAACACCAATGAGCTCTAGTAAATCAGCAGTTATCAAACCCGAACTCTGGGCAAGATACAAACTGATTGAGCTCTGTGCTCCGGTTTTGAAAGCCTTATCAAAAATATACTTCCAATATTGTTTATTCTTCATAGTTTTCTCCTAATCTACTTGAAGTCCTTTTAAGATCCATGCTTTTCTCAAAGCTGTTAATTCTGTCTTAATCTGTTTCAATTCTTCTAATACATTATCTTCTGCTGGAGGTTTATAATCAGTTGCTTTGTTTGAAATAATATCGCCATCATAATCAATATATTTAACTGTTACTTTTTCTCCTGATTCTATTACAGGAGCTACATACTTATATACCTCTGAATAAGCAACTGTACTACTTCCGATAAATCCATCCTGTGAAGTTTTACCTAAAAGCAAACAACCTGCTGTATCATCATCATCATTTCCAATATGCCATAAAATATATTTAAAATTAGGTACATCATCAACATGTATCATGCCTATATGGAATGAAAATTTTGATTTGTAGCGAGTATCAAACCCACCCTCTTTTCTCAAAGAGAGATTGTATTCGCCTGATGGGATTCTTGTTTCTCCTGCTACTTTTAATGTTCTTGCCTCATCTTCTAATGTGTATGCGAGAAATTTTCTTTTATTATTAGACACATCAAAGAGGATTCCATTTGTGAAATCATCTGCACTATTAAATCTCAATACTTCAAGTTTCATAATTACCTGATAACATTTATTTTACTCCACTTCTCTTTACCACCCAAAACTAATGTTAAGATTCCTGATTCAGCGTTACCACCATGTACATTGTCAAACCATTGGCTGCCTGAATCCAAACTAGGAGCTGTGGCAATCATTCTGCCACCACCTGCATCAAATACAGAAAATGAATGATAATGCCCCATAAGTAACACATCTGTATCAGCAACTAAGGATCTTGCTAAACTTTGATTTGCTAACCATGTTTTTGCTTTTGCTTGATGATTTGTTCCACGCCTCATCTGATGCCCATGTACCAAAGAAATAACTGTGTTACATTTTTCAAATGTGATACTTAATTCATCATCTGGCATTATAAAATCTAATTTTTTCTTGAAAGCTGGGGATTCTTTGAATATCTCTGAAAGTTCCTCTCCTAACATAATATCTCTATTATCTCCAAAGCTAGTATAGGCTTTTCCATTCTTTCTTGGCTCCCCATGATTTCCAGCACAGAATGCAACTGTTCCTTTATCAAACATTGGTGTTAGTTCTTTTATCATTGTATAGATCATTCTTCTTGCAACTTTTTGTTGTTGTCTAAAATCAAGCTCAACTGTAAATTCTTGCATAGGATAGAAATCAGAACACCCCTCAAGAATATCCCCTAATCCTGCAAAGAGTATCTCATTTATTGGCTCTGTTTTCCTTATGTTTCTTATTTCCTCTTTGATTTTTGGTATTGCAGCCATCCATCTTTCAATAGTTTGTTCTGTACCCTTTTTGCCTATTTGTAGATCTGATATGCAAACTGTATATAACTTTCCTTTTTTAAGTTTCTTTTTCTCGTATGGTTTAATTTTTTTTGTTAAATCAAACAGTTTTTTGAAATCCCTATCAGCCATAAACTTTGCAGAAGAAACAATCTTTGCTTTGAAATAATAGAATCGCTCAACCTCTCCATTTCCCATGTTGGCATCCCAAAATCGAAGTATGATGAAAGCTGCTCTTGCCAATCTACATCATTTGTTTTTTGTGGAGAAGATATTATCTCTCCTGATCTTGTTTGTTCTGAAAATTTTATACCGGGCTCATAACCCTTTGGATGTATTCTTTTTCTCCTTTGATATGGAGAACGATCATATACAGTTTTTTTAAATTTATCTAGTTCACTTGAGTCTGCCATCCCTGTAATCCTTAAAATATTTTCTTACTGTGTTGTAATTTAGATGTTGAAACTGTATAAAAGTATCAACAAGATATTGTGCAGCAACTGTATCAGAGATGTATTTTTCCTGTGCCTCTTTGGCTACTTTTAAGAATATTGCTTTTGCATCTTTATTGTTCAAAATAAATCGTTCACTAGCGAACTGTCCTGATATGCCACCCTGTTTAGTGTTGTAATCTTCAAGAGATCCCATAACGCAAGTATATCTATTTATTAGTAATTAACTAGGTTTTGGATTATCTGATCTTGCTTTATTATATGCAGTTTTATAGGCTTTCCATTTTGTGTCATCTCCACCGATTTCATTTTCGGTGTAAGCCTCAACAAAATCAACTATTGATGGATATGCCTCTTGCCTAGCTTGAATATATCCGAACTGTTGTTCTTCCCATTTAGCATTCCCTAAATCAATTTTTGCTTGAGCGTAGTCATCATCAGAGAACTCCATTCTCTCATTATTAACTTGCTTATACAAAGGAGAATTTGCTTCTATCTCTGCATCTGCCTCTGTTTGTAACTGTTCTTTTGTTTTTGCCATAATTACCTTTCCTTATCTTACTATATTATTTCACAAGACCATACAACTTAAATGTTCCTGCGTCTATATTGCCACTACCTGCAAAAAATGTAATTCCGTCAACAACAGAAGTTTCAGTCAAACAAACTCCACCAGCAATACCATGACAGTTACTATTATCGTGAATTGTCATAACTGCTTCATGTGTGGCAAAGGTAAATTCATTTGAATTAGAAGCGTTAAAAATGTAAATAGTTTCGTTTAACGCTTCATTAGTAGCAGTACCTATACTATCTAAATTTCCAAAACTATCTTGGTTAGTTGCTTGTTTCTCTTGAAAAGTATTTTCTGTTCTTAATCTAAGAAAAGCAAAATCATAACTAGATGAAGTTACTGCTGAACCCGAAACTGTAAATCTTTTTTTTACAGGTTGAGCATCTGTATCAATACGTACATTGTTAGCAATAACTTGATAAACATTAAAATCACTTGTTATCCCTGATAATGTTACTGCGCTCACACCACTTGAAACTATTGTTTCTTGAATAAGAACTAAACTACCAGACATTTTTATAAAATCCCATATACGTTTACTTTAATTGAATTAATTGAATTTCCTGCATGAAAACTTACACCACTTAATTGCTCTGCACTTTTGTGTATGCCTATTGCTTTCATACCTCCACCACCAAAACCTTGCACCCAAATTACACCTTTCCAAATTGCATAGGTAAATGAGTTACCGTCAAATGGATTAAAAATATTCATAATATTACTTGTTGAATTTTTGCCATCACTTTGTGAATAACCAATATTATTAATTTCAGAGGTAGAAGCACTTCTGTTTTGACTAAATGAAGTGTACATACGCATATTAAAATTTGCGTAGGCATATTCAGTATCAGATATGATACTTCCCCCACTATCTATAAAACGCATTGCAAAAAAATCAGACAAATCACTATTTATATACTCAACAATATGTAATTCATAGTTTTGATATTGTGATGAAAAACAGTCTGTAATACTTAATGTTGAAACATCAGTACCACTTGTAGATTTTATAAATTGTAACCTAGTAGCCATTAAAAACTCCGAATACCATATAAAGAAAATGTACTATCTGTTGTATAATTTCCACCTGATAAAGCTATCCTAAAACCATCAACATAACTTTGCTGTGTCATTAAACCATTTCCAAATTCAAATTGATAATTTGGAATTGTATCCAAACTACCACAATGAAAACTTAAAAATGGATATTTTGTACTGTCGCCCATATAAAAACAATAAAAATATCCATTTATTTTTCTATTTGTTTCATTTCCTGTATTATCTGAAAGTCTTATAGCAGTAGTTCCTGTGCTTGTAACAACAGAACTACCACCCCCTGCATCTTGTGTAAATGTACCAACTTGATACACAGTTGAAGTTTCTAAAACCCCATTTTCAAAAAATTGTAGTTGTATTTTTTTATTATCACTTGTACTTTGAACATTATTGTAAGTAACAAAGTGTATTGTGTATGTATCTTGTTTGATGTTTTGAAAATCTATTGCAGACACAGTGCTTGAAACAGTTTGAGTTTCAATCAATTCTAACTGTCCAAAATTAGTCCATTTGTTTTCTTGATCTAGTTCAATAATATCTTGTGGTGTAAAAATACCTTTATTATCTCTAAAAGCCTGTGTAACTTCTTTTCCTATGTAGCCAAATTCTTTACTCATCTATACCTCATATTACTTTATAAAGGGTAAAGCTTCCATTTGCAAAATTATTACCACTACCTAAAAAGAAATGTACACCGTCCGTTGTTTGGGCTTCGGTTAATACTGCTCCTCCACTAAAAAGCGCTGTTCTGTTTTGTGATGTATTTCTATGTGCATTATCAATAGTGGCAAAAGAAAATTCATCAGATTTATTAAAGTTATATAAGTACATTATTAAATTAATTTGGTGGTCGCTTGATGTTCCAGTGCCTTGATTGGTGTCTATACTTGATTGATTTTGCTGTGCTGTGTTACCGAATGAAGTATTAATATGTATATTTTTTAAAGCAAAATCATAATTACTTGAACTATCAGCAGTACCCGATACAGTAAACCTTATTCTCATATCATCATTATTATCAAAAAATATATTATTACATGCAACCATGTACACGCTGTCATCATTAATACCTGTAAGGGATACGCTTGAAACATTACTTGTAACATTATTTGTTGCAATTTGTAATAATCCCATTATTCATCAACCCTTAAACCGTAAGTCAAAATACTTCCACTAATATAATCCACTGCTTCTTCAAGAAAAAATGTAAAACCTGTCAAGCTATTATTATTTTTAAACATACCTATTCCTCTTTTATTTGCATTTACATTACCTCTAATTCCTGCATTTTGAAATATTGCGATAGTTCTTGATGTATTAATAAATGGATTAAAAATGTAAAAATAACCATTTGTGTTTTCGCCTGTGTTATTTCCAATACTTGCGAATGATTGAATACTATCGTGTGAACCGTCTTTGGTTTCTGTAAAACTTGCGTCTGTTTGGCAATTTAAATTTGCAAATGAATAATCTGGGCTTATTCTTTCTTCAGAACCACTTGAATTAATATAACTAAAACTCATATTACCTGCTCCATCTGTTGTAAAATTTTTAAAAACTATTTGATATATATCAAAGTCTGAAGTGAAAACATCTGTAACTTCTATTCTTGCAACATTTGAACTAATTGTTGTTTCATTTAATAATCTTAAATTACTCATGAAATTTCTTTTACCCCAAAAAGTTTGAAAACACCATTATCATAATTATCGCCACTAGTTAGAAAAATCTTTATTGCATTTACTAAATTTGCAGTAGCAAGAACACCACCACCAAATGCTGATACAAGTGTATTTGAAATTATATATACATTATGCAAACTAACAAAACTATCTTTACTGGAATTACCTAAATTATAAAGATAACAACATAAATTTATAGTATCATTTGTAGTTGCTCCTGCTGTATTTACAATCCTTATCGAACTTGCACTACTATCTTTATCTTGTTGAAAACTACTATTTGCTTGTTGTCTTTGTAATGCGTGTTGATAACCTGTTGATATATAACTACTTCCTGAATCAGTAGAAAACTGTAATTTTACATTTTCCTGTGTGCCTAATTGTACATTACTAAGTTGTAATACATGTACATCAAAAACATTTTCTTTAATTGATGTAAATTCGACACTTGCAGTTGTGTCTGATACAGTTTGTTCTTCAATAAGTTCTAAACTACCACCTAGAAAACCTTGCCTTTCGAGATCAAAACTTTCTTGTGTAGTTAATATTCCTTTATTCTTAACCTGTTGTTTGACACTTGTAGATGTGTCGCCAATATAACCAAATGACATAGAACACCTATGTTTGTTTCAGATAGTTAATTGTAAAGTCGATACTTGATGCTGCTGAACACAATCCCTGAATCTTGTCGCCTGTTGTTAAAACTACCTTTGTTTCCCAAACAAGCGTTGTTCCTGCTGGTACAGTTACATCATTGAGAAGATGTGGTGTAGTAGATCCTCCAGATTTAACAATCTCAATATCAATCGTTACATCTTGACTACTTGAATTTACATTAGCAAAAGACATGCCAATAATTGTTTCAGTTGTTGATGATCCTACTGCATCTAATAAATCTGCGTTGCTAGTTCCTAGTGTTCCAACTACGCCCTCTAGTACATCTGCCAATTTACTTTCCTTTCTAGCTTAGAGCTAATACTAATCCTAATGTTACACCACCAGCAAGATTGGCTATATCTCCAGCAGTTGTTCTTTTTAGGTTATTACTGTCATCTGCATCTCCAATCAAGACAATATCTCCTGATGCAACTGTTGCCGAAGTTGCTTGACTTGGTGCAATTTGAAGTGCGATAGATCCTGATGATCCTCCACCTGATAAACCTGATGTAGAAGAAGTAGTAACTGCCTCAATATCTCCGAGTTCTGCTGCAATCCAACTTGAGCCATTCCATGCTTTGATGCGACTTGCCCCTGTGTCATAAAAAATGGTACCAACAACTTTATTTGTTAAAGCTGAATTTGCTGCACTTTCTGATGCAAATATAAATACAAGTGAGTCTTGTATGTCTTGAAACCTAGACTCGGTTACTAGATCTCCTGTTGTCCAATCAAACCATCCACCGGCTGCCATAATTCTCCTTTATTTTTTTAAGTATAACTTATGTTTGTATCAATTCCTAACTTTGAAACTCCCAAAATCCATGCTCCGGTTTCTGCTGGAGATAAACCTATTTTCCATGTCCAAGTTTTACTCCGGGCATCTACTGAATGTTGTATGTTTTCTATAAATAAATCATAAGATTCTGTTGTACCTGATGGAGTCAAAACATTTGTTTTTACAAAAGCTCCAATATCCAAGCCAAGAGCTTTTGCCCAAATGCTCGTATTAGATTGTGGTCTAAATATCAAAGTTCTTACAGATGTTTGAGGTATGTCATTTTCAACAACTTTTTGTTTTGCAATACTTAATACATCTGAATCCTGAATATTTAATCTTCCTGATTGAGTGAGAGAGTGAGTGCCAAATCTTTGCACAGAATCATCAGAAACTGCTGATTGTTGAGATCCACCTGTTCTAGTAAATAAAACTGTGTTTATTATCTTTGTATCATCATAAGAAGAAACAATATCAGTATAAGGCAAATCTGATCCACCCTGCCCAAATGTAGCATCTGGTGTTGTTGTGTTTGTTAGCCTAAAGTTACGATCTCTGAATGTAGCATTTCCATTTGCAGCTATGAAGAATGTACCATTTTCTGCTCTTTCAACAGCTTGTAGAGCTGCAAGTAATGTATCTGTTGTTGATTGTGTTTGTACTTGTAACTGACCTGTTGATATTGCTTGATTTGTGTAACCAAATGAATTTAAAATATTTGCTGCTCTAATTGAAGATAACTCTTGTGCTTGTCCGAATGCAAGTCTTGTAGTTTGTCCAAGTAGAGATGTTCCAAGTTTCCACCCAACAGAATCTAATGTAGCATTATTTAGAAGTTTAAATACATCTACTGCTTTTATATTAGTTGTAGAATCTTGCCCCTGTAACCCATAATTTACAGGAAAAGACTCTACAAAACCATGAAATAAAGTATAAGTTGTGCCACCCTGTGCTGCTTTGATCCTAATTCTTTTAAGTGGCTGTACTTTTGTTCTATTATTTGATGAATCAAAAAAATGTGTAGTTTGATTTGGAGAGAATCTGTTATCGCTGTTATCAAGTTGAATTAGTGCAGTACCCGGCTGAAACTGTGATAAGTTTGATGCTCTTCCTCTTGATATTTTGAAACCTCGTAAAAAACTTGAAACATCTGTGAAAGTTTGTGAACTATCTAATGGATCTGAATCAAAAGCTATTTCGCATGTAAGAGTTACATTTGAATCAAATGCAACAGACATTATTCAGCTCCGGCTGCTATAAGTCTTGAAAAGAATGCTGATCTATCTTGTGATCTTTGTGAAGAAGTTTCTACTGCTGCATCAAATTCTTCTTCTCCTATTTGTACTTTTACATCAATATTGTTTGCAATATTAGATAATCTTGCATCTGATAATTGTGTTGCAGTATTAGGTATAAAAGCTCTTGATGGTGATGGAGAACTTACAGAAACTCTAGGAACATTTGATGTTGCACCACTTTGTGCTGCTGCTAATCTCTCTGCTGCTCTTGCAAAATTATTAAGTTCTTGAGCTCTATTGTTCAATCCCTGTAAAGATGCTAAATCACTCAAAATATCAAGACTATCTTTTATGAATGGATTTAGTTCTCCACTTGCACTTGCTATACGCCTAAATTCTTCGTTAAGTAATAATTGTTTAAAAGCCTCTGATTTTTCATTTAATTTTATAAATGTTTCTACTTGTTCTTCAAAAGATTCTGTTGTGTTATCAACCAATGGTTTTAATTGTTCTTCAATATCAGCTAAATCTTTTTTTGCATTTCTTAAATCTTCTGATTCTCTTGTAAGCTCAAATTCAACAAGTTTTAGTTTTTCTTGTGCTACTGCTAGTTCCTCACTAACATCAATACCCTTTTCTTGAAAAAATAAAAGTTCTTGAATCTGTGCTTGTAGTTCTTTCTTTTGTAATCTCTCCTCTGCTGTTGCTAAAGCCTCTCTCCTTTGTGCCTCTGAAACTCTATCCTTTGCCTCTGTAAGTTCATCTTCTGCATCTGTCAAAACTTCATCTTCTCCTGCTAATCCTTTTATTAATTCAAGATAAATTTTAAGTTGTGGAATAGATGATTTTTTTAGAACAGTATCAAATTTTTCAAATGCTACTCTTTGATTTTGTTGTTGTTGTCTTTGTTTCTGTTGTTCTTTGGCTAAGAAAGCTGTTTGAATACCAAGAAGATTTGTTTTATCAGCAGTTCTATCAGTTATTTCATTAATAAATCTTTGTTCATCAGCCAACTCTCTAAAGTTGTTAATTAAATCAAAGATATTACCATCAATATCCCCTAATCTATCTAATGCTAAAACAAGATCTATAACAGCTCCTGCTGCATCTCCAAAACCAGCAATCAAACTTGGAGCAACATTATCAATTAAATCTCTAAATTTTGGTAATAACACTTCTAAAGCTGGTATAAGTTGTTTACCAATTTCCTCTCTTATTGATCTTAGTTCTGCACCTACTGCTCTTGATTGGTTAGCAAAACTTAAAAATGTTCTATCTAAATCTCCTATCTGTACTGCTGCTTTTTCATTTATTAAACTTAAAGTAGCCAAAGCCTTTTCTTGTTTATTAAGTTGCTCTGCTGTATTTTTTGAGGTTAGTTGCAAAGCTCTTGTATTCACCTCAGAGCTTAAAATTGCGATTCCATAGGTCTTGAGTGCCTCATTTTCTCCGAGAAGAGCTGACTGAAAAGCTCTTAAAACAGGCTCTGCTCCAGCAGAAATGTTTGAGAAAGAGGCAACATCTGCTGCTACTTTTGTAAGTTCTATGGCTAAATCTGCTGATTCTTCTTGTGTAAATCCTATACCCTGTGCAACAGCTCCGAGAGTTGCTTGTAATTGTTGTGCCTCTCCAACAGTAAGACCAGCTTTATTTGCAAACTCTTCAAGAAACCTAGTAGCTCTTTCTGCTGCTGTGCCAAATGTTGTTCCGAAAGCTGCTGCTGCCTCATCTGCACTTACTGCTGCATCAACAGCACCTTTTGAGAAATCAAATAATGCTTTTGTAGCAAAGATCGCACCACCAGCTACTGCTGTTTTTTGTAACCCGGAAAGACTACTACCAAACTTTTTAGCTTTCTTTGATCCCTGTTCTGCCTCATCATTAAATAACTTAAGACCACTAGATATTTTTTTGAATCCTCTTGCAGCTTTATTGACTCCAACCAAGTCAATAATCATCTCTAGTGTTGCACTAGCCATTATCTATTCCCTAACTTTCGTGTTGCGTTTGCCTCTGTCATTGCTTTAGTTTCTTTTTTATTCCTATCAATGTAGTATAACTTCCAAGACTCAAACTCCTGAATTGACATCTTCTTCCTAAGTTCATCAACTGTCATTCCTAGATCAAGAGCCAAACGAAACTCAAAAGCTAACTCATCATTGTTCTGGAAACTTATCGGCTATATTAGCCTGATCCTCCTTAGTCCATGCCATACACTTATAAATACCAAGTAATATTTGATCTATAACTTGTGATGTAGCATTGCTGTAAAAGTTATCTACATCATCAATAGAATCAAGTTCTGGATCTTTCAATCCTTTTAACAAAAGATACTTTTCAAACATGACATCATTTCTGATACCATTCTCATCTTCTGATAATTCATTGATTTCAACAGTATCTGCTTTTGTTAAACCCTGAACAATAACTGTTTTGTTCCATTGTTCAAGCTCTACTTCTTGTTCTTTTAGTGCTGGAGGATTAGAAATATCCTCAAGTTTCAATCTTTTCATATAGATCTCCTTTTCTAATTCAATCTATATTCTAAGCACTACCCTCTGTTATTGTGCCTGTAAGTTGGAAAGTCGCTGAAAAACCGACTGCACCTGCGATATCTGGTGTTCTATCATAAGCTGTCAAAATTGCTTTTCCACTAGCCTTTGGATTTCCTCCGGTAGTTCCTATTGGATAGAACTCAAAATCAACTTCTGATCCTAGAATACCTGTTAAATAACCATTGACTGTTGCATCAAAGCTACCAGATAAGGTTATCGTACCATCAGTCAAACCAGATACGAAAGCCTTACTAGAATTTGAAAAAGCCGATACCTCTGCAACATCTGCTGTTCTTGATACTGCAACATCAGTCAAGACATTAGATATATCTCTTAATGTTCCTCCAGAATCATCAAACTTAAATGCTGCATTCTTTCCATGTGTAAATGTTGGCATTATTCTCCTTTATTATCCCTGTCCAAAACTAATAGCAACTGTAAAACTAGGAGTAGATCCTCCTATTGTTAGAACAGCTCTTGCATATCGTGCTGGATTGCTTGTACTTGTTTTATATTCAGATCCCACAGCAGTTTTCTGACTAAATGTTATGTAATCAGAAAATGATGCGTTATCTGCACTTGTTTGTATTTTGGCATCTAATGTCGGAGAAGTACCACTTGCTGCTGTTACATGCAAGACTGCTCCACCTCCATTAGTACCTGCTGCTCCAAAATCAACTGATGTTTCAGTTGATGTAGTAGTAAAAGCTGCTGGAGCAACCAGACTTTTACCATCAAAATTATCATCACTAAACTGAAAAGCTACTGCTACTGCAACAACTCCTGCAACATCTGCTGATCTGTCATAAGATGTTTCTATAACTTTACCTAGAGTTGCTGGATTCCCTCTTGTATATCCTATCGGTGCTATGGAGAAAGCTGATCCTGTACTGCCTAACTGTGCTAAGTATTCTGCATCAGAATCGGGGCTAGAAGTTTCAAAATAACCAGATGCAGTTGCAGTACCATCAGTTAATCCTGATATAAACGATTTTGCAGAACTTGAAAATGTGCTTGTTTCACTTACATCTGCTGTAAGTGATACTGCTACATCAGTAAGTGTTGTACTTAAATTTGTATTATCTAGTAATACAACTGCATCTTTACCATGACTGAAAGTTGGCATTATTCAGTTACCTCCCAAGCCTCATTTTCAGGAGTTTCTGGATCATCTGCCTTAAAACTACCATCCTCATTTCTAGCTCTTTTTTTAGTTGTTTTAGTTTTCTTTGCACTATCAAATTTTACTGCTGCATTATTCTTTATCAAACTTTTGGCGATTTTATCTGGAACATCCACAACATCTCCCGGCTCAACTCTTTTTTCTTCTTTGCCATCTGGATAATTACTTCCAACTAATATTTCTATTTTCATCCTATTACCTCAATATTAAATGTTACTCCGAGATAAGAAGTTCCCTGTGAAACTTCATATTCTCCATAATCTGTTGCTGATACCACTCTAGCAGACATTGCTGCACCTCCCAATGTTGGATCTCCCTCTATTGCAGCCTTTACACTTGATCCACCACTACTTGCCAAAAAGGCATCTAGCGAATCTTGAGCACTTGCTGCATCAACTCTTTGTATATAAAGAATTACAGGTATCTCGTATGTATCTGCACCTCTTGCCATTGTTGTATCAAAATTTAAAGTGTTAAATGGAGCTATGATTATTGCTGGTGGATCTAAAAAATCTGGCACAGTATCATAAACTGTTACACCTGATATTGTTGCAAGTCTTGTTTTGAGTCCATCACGAATGCTTGAAAAAGTAGCCATTATTTAATTGACCTAGCTATGTCTTGTGCTATTTTTTCAAACATTTTATTTAAATCATCTTTGATTTCATCTTTCATTTCAAATACTGTACCACCGATAAAGGGTTTCATTTTCAAACCTCTTTTAGATATTGCTCTTGCTACTAGGAATGAGTTTAGTTTTGGAGATCCTCTTCTTGCCCATTTGAATAACTCTGATCCCTCTTTGTAAGGTGGGAAAAAAGGTTTTGTTTTCTTAATAGGTGTAAAACTTCTATATATTGGTTTACCATGTAGGAATATTGCTGTTTTAGATGTTGATGCTAATTTAACACCTCTAACCATTCTCAAAGCATTAGTATTACCAAGATTTGCTGTAAATATAGATTTTCTAGTCCTACCTGTTGATTTACTTGATTTTGATTGAGGAGATGGAGGTAATCTCAATCTATCTTGAGCATCTTGTTTTAGTTTTCTTTTTATTTCGTTAAATGTATCTACTGATCTTTTGTTAAATATAGTTTGATTATTTATTGCTTTACTTAGATCTAAAGCCCCATTTAGTGTTAGTTTCATGCTCCATAAATCCTATTCCTATTTACTTGCGTAATACCTACGAATGGTCGCCCTGCTGATAATGTAACAGTTTTTTTCTTAAACTTTTTACAAAGTGTCTTAACATCAGGATCTAACTCTGATAGAAAAATAACCGGTGCATTCCCTGTTTCAGGATTGCCACTAAATCCCATAGGGCTATTCTTTCTCTGGAAAAACCTAGCAGCTTGTATAAGTGTTGCCTGTTGTATTGCTGCCGGTACTGTTTCACTTCCAGACTGCACCGGAAAACCAAAACTCGCAGTAACTTTCAATCCTCTTGGATATTTAGTTGGCAAGACTTTACCACTTACCTCTATCGCCATGACTATCTTATCAAATGGCATCTTAGGATCTAAGTTTGCTGCATTGTGAGGATATAAATAAAAATCAGTATTTAGTGTTAAGGTTTCGTGATCTGTGCCATCAGAGTTCAAAGTTTTTACAACTAGATTTGTTGTTGTTGCAATATCATCAATCATCACAAAATCTGTGAACTCACAATCATAAAATCTATCTTGCACATCTGTTTTGTAGAATACTCTTCCACAAAAATCATCAATAGCTGCACTTGCAGCATCTAATGCAAAATCTAAATTATTATCTTGAGCTGTTCCAGACATTCCAAGAAATGTCTTTAGTTCGCTCTTGTCCATGTATTGATGGCTCATCTAACTCCTCATCAAGATCATCCAATAAAGGATCATCAAACCACATAGCTTACTTATTTTCTTTAGGTTTTACTGCTTTTGTTTCTGGTTTCTTTGCTGCTTTTTTGGTTATACCCTTTGGAATCTCATCTCCCATACCAGCAACTAACACTCCGGATGTAAATGGGCATTCTTTACCCTGTTGCATTTTTCCGGTTTTGTTATCTTTCCAAACCATTTGATTTTCTTTTTCTACAATTTTCATTGATTTCTCCTTTTCAATATGGATTGCAGAGTCAACAACCTCTGTTTTTAAAACAAAAGTATGACTCTGCTCTTCCATAAATTTATTCTATATCGTTGATTCTTGTGAATGCCTGTGGTTTATATACTGCCAATGTGTATCTTAATGATGCTTTAATTGTCAATATATCTTTTCCAAAGTCGCCATCTGCTGCATTTTCAGAGATGGAAAGTTCCATACCTCTTCTGAACACATGGTTAGCTGCTAAAGATCCACCGAATGCACCTACAACTACATCAATAGTAGTTCCAACTGCTCCACCGATTTGAGATGATTTTGTAACAGGTAATCCCCAAATGGTAGGAGTACCAGCTAATGCTGATGCACCTAACATGAAGTTGTTATTACCATCTACTTGAGCTACAAGTGCGTTATAAGCTGCTGGGCTCATAAGAACTGCATCTGGGCTCAATTTACCATTTACCTCAACATCTTTGATTCCATCCAAAACTGTTCTCAACTTACCACCTGCATTAGCTGGGAATGCTCCTGCTGTGTATGTAATTGTATTAATACCAGCATGTTGAGTTAATCCTCTAATGTTTGGTGCAACTGCTCCACCGATTAGGAACTGCTTTTCTAGTCTTTGCATAACATGATTTGCTAATCTGCCATCAAAATATGCTTGAGCACCTGCTTGATCTTCAAGCAACTCTGCTGTTATAGGTAGAGTTGTAATGAATTTTGAAACAGGAGCAGTAACTGCTGTGTAAGTGAAAGCATCCTCTGGTGCTGCACTTCCCTCTGCTTTTTCGGCTGCGTTGTTTGTTGATCCCTCTTGTAAGAAATAATAAGTTGTTTGATCTGTGTTAATAGAATCTACAAGATCTAATGCTGGATTAGGATCTGGCTCTATTGCAGGAATAACCTGTTGATAGATTGTATCTCTAGTCCAAACTGAAGTTGTTACAGTAGTTTTTGTTTCAAATGGAATATTTGTTAATCCATGATCTACGAAACTTTTGTACGCATTAGACTCAAGAAATTGTTGCCCCATAGATTTTGGTGCTTGTTCAACTTCTGGCTCTTGGTAGATAGGAGCTGTTTTTGCTACCTTTTCTTCTACCTTATCATTAGATTCTTTTATTTCCTCTAACTGTTGTAATTCAGTAATTGAATCGCCTAAATCTGCGAGTTCTTGATTTCTTCTTTTTATTTCTTCTTTTTGATCGGATGTTAATTCAGACATTTCTTCAACAGAATCAAAAATATCTGCTAATTCATTTGATTTAGCAGCTTTCTCATTTCTAAGTTCTTTTAATGTTGCCATTATATTTTTCTCCTATTGGTTTTTAAAAATGTTCTTTTGAACTTCCAAAAAGAGTTCATCATCAGAAACCTCATCATATCCATGTGTTTCCAAGACATCATCCAATCTGTTATAGATTGCATTCAAACCCTGTAAATACTTAGACAATAATTCAGTTGATTTTGAACTCATTGTTTTCTTTTCAGAGTTTCTTAGAAGAGCAAGATCTTCTATTCTCTCTGTAAATGCCTTAATCTCCTCAAGAGAAGATAGGGCTTGTTCTTCAAGCCTTTTACCCTGTTGAGTAGAAGTGCTGATTTCTGTATCAGTTTCACTTGAAATCTTACCTGCATAAACCAGAGTTGTATCATCTTCTGATCTATGTCTTTGTCCTGTTAATGTTGTGTAATCATCCATAGAGGCACATGGCATATAAACTGTTTCGCCATCCTTTTGATGTTCGTGAGCACCAGAGCATCCTAATTCTTCTGCTCTAGCCTCTGCCTCTTCTCTTGTTGTATATATATCATCCCCAAGAGCTCTCTTTTCTTCTTCTTCATCTTCAATATCTTCTTCTTTTTCAAACTGATCTAATCCAGATTTCAAAGCCTGAACAAATGAATTTTGTTGTGATCCAACAAGAACAGGAGAAACCTCCCATACTTTTACATCTTTCAACACTCTCACAGGAATCTCATCTCCCTTTGAATCTGTTGCTGTTGATGTTTCTGAATCTAAAACTTGAAAACCATAACTAAACTGTTGCATATCTCTCATCTGCTTTACAGTTTCATAAGCCTCTTTGCCTGATTCAGTATTAAGGAAATATCCCTTGAAAACTGCTTTTTCATTATCTGATTCAATAACACCTCTACCAATTACTTTGCTCCAATCGTGATTCCAAACTAAAGGCACTTTGTTGCCCTCATATCCTGATTTCAAAGCTCCTGATACAGTTATATCATTATCTGAATCTACTTTATCAAATAAAGAAAATACAGCTTCTAGGTATCTAGTATCTCCATCCTCTTTAAGTTCTATCGGTGTATTTTTGAACACCAAGTCTTTTGGTCTTTTTATTTCTTCACTCATCTATTACCTCTACAAATGCCTCTGTACATCTACAATTTACTACTAAATCTGCTGGAGCTTTCGGATCTCCCGGAAAATCCAACTTGATTCCATTATACAGATAAAAGCTATCAGCAGGAACTCTTTGATTATCTAATATCTGATGAGCCTCTCTTACGAGAATATCTCTTTGAGATACCCACTCTTTTTCGAGTTTCTTGCCTGTTGATAAGGCTGCTCTTTGTTGAGCCCAAGATGATGCTTTCAATACCTCTGTTCTAGCAATAATCTTTGCTCTATTCAATGATTGTCCACCTAGTTGCACATTTATCTTTCTTGCTAACTCATTGAAAAATTTTTCTCCATTTGGTGTACCTGCAACAGGTTTTATTATTCCTAGATCTTCAAACTCTTTTAATGTGTTTGCAACGATTGTCGATATTCTTTTCTTTGTAGTGTTGTTTAAATCTTTCATTACTGCTTTACCATTTTCTTGCAAAAAGTTTGCTGCTTGTCCATCTTGAAACAATGATCCTACTGCTGGAGGTACATTTCGTTGCCTACGATAAAAACCCTCCTCTACAATATTTCTGATACTTCTTCCCTGTGATGGAAGTAATGTACCAAGAGTTGTAAAAACTGTTCTAATCGTTTCTTCTTCATCAACAGTTACACCCAAACTTACAGGATCTGCTGCCTTTTCTTCTTTCTGCTGTGGAAACAAACTATCGTATGTTCTTACAGAGAAATCATCTGAAAGAGAGTAATACAATGGTAAAAACTCTTTTTCAAAGTTTGTACTATCTATTACCTTTTCAATTCGTGTTTCCATATCATCAATATTTTTACTTGATCTAATCTCTCGTGCTATCTCTCGCTTTTGTCTATTTAGCTCTTTTGCATATATCTCTGATAGTGTTCCCTCCCATCTAACTCTTAAATTATCTATCTCTTTCCAATACATTTGTTTTTCTTCTTCTGTCTTATATCTCTTTACAGGTGGCAAACCAAGAAACTTTACTGTTGGATCTTCCCATCCATAGAAATCATATCGTAAGGATTTTTCCCCATCCATCATATCTACTTGTCTTGCTGCCCACTTTTGTGCTCTCATCTTGTTTTCTTTATCTATATCGCCACCCCACAAAAGCCACGCTACTTGTCCTGCTGTTGGTCTATCACTTTCTCCACTCAAGTATTCATCTGCTCTTGGAGAATCAAGATCTGATTCATGTCTTAGAAACCAAGCAGATTGCCTACGAGCTTTATCATCAGATATTTCGCCATTTGCCATTCTTCGAGCCTCTCTAATCGTTCTCTCTACTAAACCATCTCCTGCAAACTCAAGTAAGTCCAATCCTCTTCTTGCATTTCTCTGCATGTAATCAGGAACATTCTCTATTGCTTTTTTTC